GTTCACGGACCGCGGGATCTCGCAGGTCTACAGTGAACTCGTCGCGCAACAGCTAGACGGCGAAGCGGTCGAACTGTTCGTGCCGGGCACGTCAACTATGACCGCGCCGCTACGCGCAAGCACCAACCCGACGGACCGCGCGAACCGCGTGTTGAAGGGTTTCGTCGGGTCGGTCACGCTAGCCGGCGCCATTCACCTCGTTTCGCCGATCAGCGTATCGGTCGGTTTCTGATTTGACCTGATCTAGGAGCACACACCATGGCACAAGACCAAAAATTCTGGGATCCGGATCAGGTCGACGTGATCGTCTCGGGCTTCACCATGTCCGGCTTTGCGGACAACTCAATGATCGAGTTCGAAGAAGACGGCGATCGATTCTCCGAGGTCGACGGGATCGACGGGACCATGACGCGATCTAAGAAAATGGTGCGCAAGGCGACTCTCACGATCCACCTTCAGAACACGTCGAACTCGAACGACATCCTGACGGCGCTCCTCGAGACCGACCTGTCTAAGCCCGGCGGCGCGGGCGTCGTAGCTGGCTTGATCCGCGACAAGAACGGCGCGACAGTCTACGCGATCTCGAAGATGTGGGTCATGGCGTTGCCGAAGGACGAGATGTCCGACAAGGCAACGGATCGCGCGTGGAAGCTTCGCTGCACGCAATACAAGGCTTTCCTCGGCGGTAGTTGATCTAGCGCGGGGCGCGAGCCCCGCAACACCCACGTGAAAGGCAGGCTCACATGGTAGAAGCAGAATCCAAGACGATCGGGGACTACACGTTCACGATCCAGAAACCGCTCGGGCGGCAGGGCGCGCACATGGCGCTGCGCATCGGCAAGTGGGCGTTCCCGTTCTATGGGCATTTCATGGCAAGCAACGGCGACCCAGCGATCGTCATGCGCGCCGTGGGCGACGTGCTGAACACCCTGAGCGGCGACGAGATCGACTATCTCAACACGACGCTGGGCGCGCTCACGCAGGTGTCGTGGACCGACGAACAGGGGCGCGAACTGAGCGCGACGCTGGACGGCAAGACGAACGATCGCATTTTCCAAGACGCGCTGGACATGTGGTTGACATGGCTGATCTTCGCGCTGCAGACGACCATGCGTAGTTTTTTCAATGGCGCTTTGAGTCTTGGCGCAAAGCTCAAGGCAAGCGACCAAGCGCAACCGACGATGGATCATTCAGCTTCCAGATCCCCGAACAGTGCCGAGAGGACTGGCTGATCTGGCGCGTCGCGCTTTCGCCGCGTCTGCCCGACGGCTTCACGGAAGTGCGCGCATGGTTCTTCGACGATGTGATTGCTGCGAACGTACTTCTGGACGCGCTTGAAGCCGGCGAGGCCGAAGCGAAACGACTAGCGAAACTGACGCAACCTAAGACCTGACCGCCCGACCGCACCATGGCCCTCCGAGAGATCATCGCCCATTTTGGCTTCGATTTTGATAAGTCGAAAGCCGACGCAGTGGACAAGCACATCCACGGGATCAAGGTCCACTCGGAGGAAGCCGCGGGCGGCGTTACGGGTCTGATCGAAGCGTTCAAGGTCGTGGCCGGGCTTGAGATCTTCAGGCTCGCAAAAGAGTTCACGGAGTCCCTTTCAGAGCAAGCCGTAGAGATCCAGCACACAGCCGAAGCAACCGGCCTCAGCACGGCCGAGCTTCAAGCGTGGCAGTTCGGCGCCAAAGGTGCGGGTATCGACGCGCAAGAATTTTCGATGTCCTTGCGGCGCCTCAGCACGGCGCTAGCCGGTGGCGCGGACGAGGGCGGTAGCCAAACCAAGGTTTTCGCGAAACTGAAGATCGCTACCAAGGACGCGGCGGGCCACGCGCGCGCCCTTGGCGACGTGCTCCCGGAGATCGCCGATCACTTCCAGAAGACCGAGGACGGCGCGGGCAAAGCAGCCCTCGCCCAAGAGCTGTTCGGACGTGCCGGCGCGCGGATGATCCCGCTACTGAACAAAGGTGCGGACGGGATCGCCGAACTCCGGAAAGAGTTTGGCGAACTCGGTGGCGGTTTCTCGCCAGAAGCAATCGAGCGCGCCGAAGAATTTCACCATGCGACCGTGCGCCTCGGGGCCGCATTCGATTCGTTCAAATCGCAACTGGCGATCGGGATCTTGCCGCGCGTGGAGACGCTGTTGCAATACCTCACGACGGGCGTAACGCGCCTGACCGAATTCGCGCACGAAACAACCTTGGTCGAGTCCGCCGTGGCTAGCGTTGCAACCGCACTGGTCGTCACGCTAGGTGGTGCGCTTGCCCCGTTCCTGTTCGGCGCGCTGAAGTTCGCCGCGATCTATTTGGCCGTCGATGATCTCAAAGGTTTCCTGAACGGTCAGAACTCAGCGATCGGATCGATCCTAAATCACTGGTTTGGCGACGGAACGGCCGACGTGGTGCGTGCTTGGGTCCTCGACGCGGAGGACTGGTTTATTATGGGCTTCGACGCAATGCGCGCGACTCTCCCGGTTTTCACTAACGCCTTTATGGGCACGATCGATCAGCTAAACGTCGAGTTCGGCTCGTTCGTTCTTGGTATTGAACAGAAGTGGAACGGCCTAATCGAATCGCTCGGGCTCAAGGATAGCTTCAAGATCGACACAACGACGCGCGTTGCGCAACTAGCCGCTGACACTAGGAGCCGCGATGCGCACGCGGACAAGCAGTTTGCAGCGGAGGACAATGCGAAGAGATTCGCCGCGGAGTCTACGCCCACGTCCGGCGCGACGGCGACCGGAACGGCGCCTATCATGACGCCAGGGCACCAAACGTATTTCAACGTTGTGCAAGGCCAGCAAGTGACCAACATCACGGTACCGCCGGGCACGCCCGCTAAGGTCACTCAGGACATCGCGCGCGAGGTCAGCAAGGCCGGGCGTGAGTCGAGCCGCGCCGCGCTCCAAGCGCTTGAGAATCGGGGTGGCTAGTGGCCGACGAACTGATCGGCGGCGCGCTCGGAGATCTCCCATTCATTGAGTGGACCGAGCCAGAGACGGGTTCTCTCGCGCGCATCTACGCGGACGTAGTGAAAGACGAAGCGCCGAACTATCCGGCGATCGTCACAGATCACCCGGTCGAGCAAGGCTCCAAGATCGTAGACCACTACCGCAAGGACCCCGAGACCTTCAAGATCGTCATGTATTTTTCCGGCTCGCCCCTGCGCGGAGACTTGGATCCCGACAACCCTGGTTCTGTAAATACGTTCAAGTTGATCAAAGGGCAGTATCCCGACGGCCCACCAATCTTCACGCCCGGCGGCCTCACGAACGCCGTAGGCAGCGCGGTTGGGAGTCTGGCCAAGGCGATCGGCTTTGGTGGTGCAAGCCCACCTACGAGCTGGCAAGCGCTCTCGTTTCCGACGGATCCGCGCAAGCGCTTTCGTAAGATCGTGCAGCTGATCAAGCGCCTTCAGACGGAAGGAATTCTGGTCACTGTCGGCGCCAGCTTCGACTCGATCGACAACATGGCGATCATGAACGCGGCGCCGCACCGTAGCGCCGAATTGGGCGATGGGTTCGAACTCGAGCTAGACCTGAAGGAGGTGCGCTTCGTCACCTCTGAGCTAACCCTAGACGCGCCAATTCCTCTAGAGCCGCGCGCGCAGCCGAAAAAGAACACAGGTAGCTCAGGGACGAAGCCCATCCCACCCGAAGACAAAAGCAGCGTCGCCTACGGCATGCTACCGGATTCTTGGAAATGATCACTATCATCCCTGTTCAACAGAACGTGAGCGCATGGTCGCAGCGAACGCCGCTCGATGGCGTCGACTATCAACTGGACTTTGCCTGGAATACGACGGCCGGCGCGTGGTATCTGTCGCTCTCGGACACGCAGGGCAACCCGATCGTGAGCGGGCTCAAGTTGGTCTCTAACCGCCCGCTGCTTAGCCGATTTCATTTCATCGCCGGCACACCGCCGGGCGAACTATCGGCCGTGGACCTGAGCGGAACGATCAGCTACGCAGGCTTGACCGACTTAGGCGGCGCCGTTCAGCTGGCCTACTTCGACGCAGCGGAGATGGCTAAACATGCCTGAGTTACGCACCCGACGTTTGCTCTGTGAAGTTCAATTTGACGATCCGTTTGCGGTGCCTGGCGATGGCGCAACTTTCAGCAATCGACTGAGAGTGAGCACGGATCCGCTACAGCGTCGGATCTCCTTCAAAGCTACCAAGACGTGGAAGCCCGAGCCAAACACCTGTGAACTAGAGATCTACAATCTCAGCCCCGATCAGCGCAGCGCGATCAGCGCGGCGAAGACCCCGACGATCAAGCTGGCGGCTGGCTATGGCGGCGACGAAAACCTCACGCAGATTTTCTACGGTCAGGCGATCTACTCGAAACACGAAATCAAGCCAGGGAGCGGCGATGTCATCACGACCATTTCGACTACCGACGGCGGTAGTAAAAAGCAAACCGGCCGCATTCACGTAAGCTTTGGTCCAGGCACTGCGACCAGCACAGTACTCCGGAGGATCATCCAAGAACTCGGAATTAAGAGCGGCAACATTGACCAAGTTATCCGCGATCTCGACGCAGGCATACGCGCGACGATCTACTCACAAGGCGTGACGATCAGCGGTAGTGCGGCGGATGAACTCGGGCACCTGTGCCGGTCGTGCGGATATGACTACTCGATCCAAGACGGCGCGCTGCAAATGCTCAAGATCGGCAAGGCCGTGGCTGGTACGGCGATCAAATTGAACGATCGATCAGGTCTGATCGGTTCGCCATCGATCAGCAATAAGGGCGTCGTTGCCGGCCAGTGTTTGATTTTCAAGCCGGGCACCGGTCTGGATCTAGTGCCCGGGCGCTTGATCGATCTACATTCGGAATTTCTGAGCGGAATTTACATCTTGGCGAAGTGCGATTTCAGCGGCGACAACTACGCGGACGATTGGTATTGCAACTTCGAAGCGGTCGCGCGCAAGGCCGACTTCGGGAAGGTAACATGAGCGAAGCCGAACCGACCCTTCCCGAGATGATCCGGCGCGCGCTTGAATCGCGCCTGGGGGACGTGCAGGTCGCGTGCCCTGGGATCGTGGTCGACTACAACCCCACGACGCAAACGGCGACGATCCAACCGGCCACCAACCGAGTGCTGCCCGACGAAGACGGCGAGATGATCGAGGAGGTCTTGCCGCCCATTCCGAACGTGCCAGTGGTGATGTTTCGCACGGCGACGCTATCGATCACGAGCCCACTAGCGCCGGGCGATACCGTGCAGTTGGTTTTCAACACGCGCGCCCCGACCGAGTGGCGGGCGAGCGGCGTCGTAGGCGCTCCGCAAGACGTGCGCCTACACGGCTTTGGATATCCGGTCGCCTATCCCGGGTACCTCAGCGAGAAGGCTACCAAGCCCGACACGGATAGCTCAATCGGGCGCCCCGGCGGCCAGCGCGTGCACTTCCCGGGCGCCACGGTCAACGTGGGCGGGGGCTCGAACTTCGCGGCGCTTGCCAATCTAGTCACGACCGAGCTCAACAAGATCAAGACGGCCCTATCAACGCTGACCGTCACGACCGGCGCGGGCTCGGGCGGGACCGTGCTGGCCGGCACGCCCTACACGACGGTCGGATCCGTGGCAAGCTCTAATCTCAAGGCTGACTAGATGATCCCCTTTTGCTTCAAGCAGGTCGGCGGCGACATTGACCCGTCCTTCGCGTTCACTACGACGCTAGCTGAGTACGTTGGGATCCGTTTGCGCGAAAACCTGTCCTTCTTTCTCGGCGAATGGTTCCTAGATCAGCGCCAAGGGATGCCCTATTGGCGTTTCATCCTAGGCCAGAAGTACGACGCTGGGATCGTCGATCGCGTGTTTCGCAAGGGCGCGCTAGCCACGGTTGGCGTCGCTACCGTCGACAAGCTGATCACGAAGTTCGATCGAAAGTCGCGCACGCTATCCGTCCCAACGTTTCAGTGCACGTTAGTCGACGGCTCAACGATCACGCAGGACCAACTAGGCGGCGTGTTCATTCTAGATCTGACCTGAGCGAGGCCCAAAATGACTTTCGGCGCAACAACCACCGGTTTCAATCGCAAGCTGCTGGGCGACATTTTGACAGCCGTCCAGACCAACCACCGATCCACGTTCGGCGCTGGGATCGACGTGGCCATTGCGGCCGAACTCGGGCAGCTGGACGGCAACTTTGCGAGCGAGCTTGCCGAGGCGTGGGAGCTACTTGAGACGGCTTACAACGGCTTCAATCCGGAAGACGCCTCGGACTACCTGTTGACCGTGCTCGCTTCACTGACGGGCACGCAGCGGCGCGGCGCGGTGGCAACTCGGCTAGTGACGGACGGACTCACCGGAGGTCTACTATTGAACGGGGGCGTGACTGTAAATGCCGGATCGCTGTTTGCTGTCGCGGGTCGGTCGGATCTGGTTTTTTCAATTGACACGGCCGTTAACAATCCCACGGGCTCGCCCGATATTTTCGCCTTCTCCGCTACGTGCACCCAAACAGGACCGATTGTGATTACAGCCGGAACGTCGTGGGTGATAGTGACGCCCGTGTCCGGCTGGACTGGGGTTTTCAATGACCATGACGCAGTAGCCGGCCGGGACGCGGACACTGACGTGCAATTGCGTCAACGTCGCGCGGACGAGCTCTCGCTACGAGGCGGGTCGACCGTCTCGGCAATCAAGGCGGATCTGCTCGACTTCGCGAACCACCCTGAGCTAGCTGGGATCAACTCGATCCAAATCTTGGAGAACACGGGATCCGTTGTCGACGCGAACGGCCTGCCCGGGCATAGCTTCGAAGTCGTGGTTGACGACTTCGCCCAAGACGGCGTCACCCACCAAGTTGGCTCGCCGAATTCGATCGCGCAATCAATCTGGGACTCGAAGCCCGCCGGCATCGCCACTAGCGGATCGACAGTCGCGCTAGCGATCGACGACACAGGGACGGGTCAGAACGTTCGGTTTTCATACGTCACGCCGAAGCCGATCCATATGAGTATGGATCTGGCACGCGGTCCGAAGTACGCGGGCGACGCGGCCGTGAAAGCGGCGATTGTGGCGCGCGGTTCGCAACTAGTCGGCGGCGATGACGTGATCTCAATCGTATTCCAATCAATCCCGCTTAGTCTCGGGGTGATCGACGCGGAAAACTACTTGCACGGTTTCGTCGCACCCACGTCGGCCTTCAACCTGACGATCGGCGTTCGCGAGCGCGCGACGTTCAGCTCGGTGAATATCACGCTAGGGATTTTGTGATGCTCGTCCAGAAATCAGACGGATCTGCTATCGCGGCTGACGGTTCGATCGTCTCGGCGCAAACGCAGATCGCGAATGGCCTGCTCACACCCACGCAGCGAAGTCTCGGGCGGCTGATCGAATATTGGCGCAGCAAGCCGATCATGGCCGGGCTGATCTCGGATTACGTGTCCGAGATCCAGGCTTTCAACACAGCCGCTTGGGGCGTGATCACGTCGCGACTATTTCCGCTAGCGACTGGTGTTCAGCTAGACCAGATCGGCGCGATCGTCGGCGAGGTTCGCGCCGGCCTAGGAGATACGGACTTCCGTGCGCGGATCAACGCGCGGATTCGAATCAATCGATCGTTCGGCACTGCATCGGACGTGATCGCCGTGATCAAGCTGATCGAAACCGCGCCGTTTACCTTTACCGAGTTCTTCCCGGCTCAGATCGTGGTAGAATTCACGGCGCCGACAACGATCGCCGCGTCAGTCCTAGCGGACCTATTGAACCAAACACGGGCTGCGGGCGTAGGCCTGCAGGTCCTAGATCAGGTCCAGGCGAGCGGCTTCCTACTCGGTGACAGCGCGTCGGGCGGAACGGCTGACGCAGCGCACGGGCTTGGCGACACGGCTGGCACAACCGGCGGGTATCTAGCAGGAGATTACTAATGGCACGACCGAAAATTATTCCGACCTACGCGACCGACGCGACGCTAACCGGCGGCGCGGAGGTCGGCCTCAGCACGCGACTAGATCAGAGCGCGGTGCGTGCGCAGGGGGTCTACCAGGACCACCGAATTGGCGCGCGGTTCCTGGCTTTCATTCTCGGCATGATCGGCGACTGGCTCGGGTTCTTGTCGAGCCTCGATCTGATTTTTCAAATGGTCGCTTGGAATTTCTTCGGTTCGACCCAGATAAGTTCGGGGATCATTTGGATCCCGGAAGCGGCGTCTGGCGGCCTTGGTTCTTGGTTTCTGTTTGGCGGCGTGAGCGCGCCCGCGCCGACGAATGGGCGCCTACCGAGCTCAACACCCAATGGCGCGCTCTGCAACGTAAACGGCGCATCTTACCCGTTCAACACTTGGGCGGTCTCGGCAGTCAATGCGGACGGTTCGATTTGCATCGGCGCGGGCGCCACGTCCGGCGGCAATACTGTGATCGCAAGATCCACTGACTTCGCAGTCAATTTCACGAGCCGCAACGTGGACGTGGGTTTCGCCTTCAACGTTCTACAGATCGTCTTCTCAGGGAACTTCGTGCTCACTACGGCCGCCGCATTCAACGTACGTACGCCTATTTGGGTTTCGTCAGACGGCTTGACCTGGACCAACATCACGAACCCCACTGGTGTGACTGCGGCCTCGACCATTACGAAATTGTTCGCGGGAAGCAACGGCGAGATCTGTTTGATCACAAGCGATAATAAGATGTGCGTCTCGACAAACGGCGGGACGACCTGGACTGCGGCCGTCGCCGCGCCGATCACGGGCGTGATCAAAGGCGCCTACACAAGCACGTACGGCTGGCTGTTGATCGGTACAACGCAGGTCGCTAAAACTCTCACGCTCTCGACGCCGTCGTACACCCTGACCTCGCCGTTCGGTTCAGGCAAGGCCGTGGACATTGAGAGCGACGGTGTCTCGCGATACCTCGTAGCGCACACCGATACTGCATCGCGCGCACCCGGCCCCGGCGTCCAGATCTGTGATGACGGAACCAACTGGCGTTTCGTGCGCTTCAGCGCGGACATCGGCACTGACTACCAACCGAAACAAGTTCGTTACAACGGGTACCAGTGGGCTGTGCTCGGCGCGCCGACTGTGGCCAGCAACGGTTACGCCGTCTGGCTCACTCCACAAATGCGCTGATTCGCTGCCCCATCTAAAAGGAAACATGACCGATCAAGAATTCAACGACACGCCTTTGCAGGCGTTCCGCCTCGGTGCGTCCGCACTGCTCACGTACGCCGTTGCAAGCAGCGTCAAGCCAACCACCGACCAGGTCTACCGAGCGATCGTGGAAGGTCGCCTAGCGCCGAAGTACAGCTCCTGTGGAGACCTCGCACACTGGTTTCTGTACCGGCTAGGGGTGCGTGCGCCGTGGATCAATCGGGTCGAGAACAAGCCTGTTGGGTGGCGCGTCGGGCTGAACTTGAACTTGCTTCACGCCCCGCCGGTTGGCTCGTGCGCCGCGGCCGTTGCGGTGCGGTCCAAGCTCTCAGGCGACCCGGCAGTGGTCGCGCACGAAGCGATCCCGGACTTCAATGCGGGTGACGTGATCCTTGTATCAACGGCCTTCGGCGGCCACGCGATCTGCGTGACCGGCGCCGAGCCGCGCGCGGAAGGCGCGCCCCTCACGGTCCACACAGCCGAGTACGGACAGCCGGGCGGCGCGGCTAAGACGCACGTGATTACGATCGACAAGCCTACGGGCGTAATGTTCTGCGGTTCGTCGCAAATTACGTCCTACCTGACCTTGCCGGCGGCGCTCGGTGCTGGGCCGCTCGCAGCACCGGACCTGAAGTTGATCGACGTGGCCGTCAAGGCCGACTTCTCGGCCGCAAACCCCTAAAACCCCCACGCGCGGCGATCGGGCCTGCCTCCCGATCGCCGCGTCGTGAGCTTTCTGCTAGGATGTTACCATGCCGTTAGACCTCGCGCTTGACGCCATTTCGCACGACCTGGACGCCTTGGGCGCGGTTACAGGGGATCTAGCCGGCCAGATCGAAGCCGTCCAGGCCGAAGTCGAAGCGACGCGCGATGACGTGCGGGAGATCTTGAGAATGCTGCGCGACCGCGTGCTTCCCAAGCTGGACCGCATCGGCGAGATCGACGAACTACGTGGCAAGATCGGGCGTGTCGAGGTCGACATCGAGCGCGCGGGGTTGCATCTACTCCAAGGCGGTGGCGAGTGACCAGGGCCGAGCGAGCACGCGAGCGTGTACGTCGGGCGCTACAGGACACGCAGGCTAAACGCCGTGACGCGATTGAAGGCGCGCGCCAAAAGCTGCACTCCTACACCGACGACGAATTGGACGAGATAACCGGACGCTTCGCGGCACTCAGCGCGGACGCCGCGGCACGGGCTACGGCCGGCGCGCTCATGCACCGGGGTCACTCGCCGAGCTCGGCGGACAACGATAGCGACTTCGAATCGATCAAGACAACGGAGTCCGAGCCCCCGCTCACGCGTCGATTCACTCGGGCCGGTAAGGTCGCAGCCGCGGCAACGACGATCGGATCGACGCTGGCAACTTTCGCGCATTGGATTTTGCATTGGTTCTGAATCAATCGAGCCGGTCGCCACGCGCTAACGCGTTGATGTCCGCGCCGGTCAGGTCGCGGTGTAGCAACGCCTCAGCCACGCGCTTGATTGCGACGTATCGATCGCCGATGATTGCGTCGGCCGCTCGGATCATGGCGCGTTCGGCGTGACGGCCAGACACGAGCTCTCGCAGTAGCGCGCGATCGGCCGGGCTTCCGCCGCGCTCCCAAGCAACGCCCGCGGCGAACATAAGAGCCAAGGCCTCGCGGTGGGGACCTTCAGGGTCCCCGTGGAACCACGTCCAGCCTAGGATCTTGTCGGACTCAGGGACGGCCGTGGCGCGGCGGAGCCGTAGGCCGCACGTCACGCCAACAACGATGTGGGCGGCCTCGTGGCGCGCGACGGAACGCGGGTCCGCTTTCAATGCCCGGCTCCCGATCGCTTCGGCAGCGTGTATTTCACACCGGCCATGTACGCGATCAGCAGGCCGTTGATCACGTAGTTTGCCAGCACGTGCCACGACGCGATCGGGAGCATGCCCGCTAGCATGGCCAGCTCACCGACGAACCACGACGCCAGGAACAGCCACGACAGGCCGCGCGCAGCCTCGCGATCGCACAGCACGTCGAACGCCTGGAACGCACCGCAGACGGCCAGCAGGGCGGCGCCGATCCACGTCAGGGTTTCGAGTTCGGTGGGGATCATTCGGAAACCCAAACCGGGGTCTTGCAGCACTTGCCGCGCTTCGAATCGAGCAAGTAGAACGCCTGGGCCGGCTTCTCGGGCGTCGCTTTGATCCCCATGGCAAACTCGTTGTACCCGATCAACGAACCGTTACCGGTGACGTTCTCGAAGTCGTAATATGTATGAAAGTGCCCGTGGTGCGCGAAGTCGAAATGCTTGACTTTGACCCACTGAGCCATCGCTTTTCGCACGGGGATCACGATGCCACCAACGCCCCCGCCGTAGTTGATCCGGTGCCCGTGGTGAAACATCAAGGTCTTGTCGTAGACCTGGACGTACTGAAATTCGCTCTGGTCAGCTAGGAACTGGACTCGTCGCTCGTGCGCGAAGCGGTCGGCTAGATCTTGGTACATGATCCAGGCGTAGGAGTTCTCCGCGCCGGTCGCAAAGTGCGCCTGCTTCGTGGTGCGGTCGTGATTGCCGAACGAACACGGAATCGTGATTGTCTCCAAAAGAGGGTCTAAGAGTAGTTGGTTTATGCCAGTCACGATTCGCTGAGTCAGCCAGCGCATAGTCATCAGCGGCGTAAGTTCGCGCTTCGGATCGTCGTGGATCGATCCGGTCATGAAATCACCGCCAAGCCACAAAACCAAATCGCGGATCGAAAACGTCTTGTCGGCGCGTTCGTGGTCGAGCAGCCAACGGGTGCCCGAGAAGAAACGCGACTGCTTCACGTCCGACGCGGCTAGGTTGCTCGCGTTGAACCCGGCCGTTTTGACGAGCGACACATCTTCTTCGACGTGCCAGTCCGAGGCGAGCACAACGGCCGTCATGTTGCGTTTGCCCGATCGGAGTTCGCGCGGCTTGATCGGCTTGATGTTGTAGCGACGCAGCGAATCCGCGAGGCGTTCTCGAGCCTCGCTTGCCTGTAGCTTGGCGACGAGCTCTCGGTTCTCGCGCTTAGTTTGGGACTCGGTCTCGACGGCTACGGCGCGCGCGACTGGATCAAGATGCCGGAAGAAAGACGACGGCGCGCCGAGGCCCGCCGTTTGAAATGCGCAGCGAAGCGCGCCGGCCTTGACAGGGCGAACCGCCTTGCCAATCTCGGCCAGCGCCGGATCCAGCTCTGTGTGACGGCCTAGAATCTTCTGCGCTGACTTGAGTTCGGCTTTCGTCCACGGTTCGTGCATGTTCTATCCTAGCGCGGGTTCGGGTTTCGGTCGACGTAGATCGCTTCGGAAACGGTGCCAAGGCCCTCAAGCCGCCACGAAAATCCGATCAGCGTCCAGCACCGGTCAGCCTCGAAAGCCAAACCTGGATCCGGACGGATGATCATGTAGGCTGGCGCGATCGGCGTGGCTGGGTAAAGCGTGATCACTTGCGCGCCACACGGGACAAGCCCGCAACCAGAGTGAACTTAACGCCCGGGATCGGAGTCGGTGTCTGCGTCTCGTGGAAAGCCGCCGCGTGCGCGTTGATCTTGGCGTGGTTCGGCACGGTCAAAGTGAACTCAGGTAGAAGCAAGTCCGGTGCGATCACTTCCGCGACCCAGCCTGAAGCGATCGAAACACCCTTGGTCGCGGCCGTCGGAGCGTTCGCGACTTGTAGCGCGGCCGTCATCGCAGGCACGTCACCGACCGCTACGGCGGTCGTGGCGAGCGCTAGCGCTTCGGCCTGGGCCTTGACCTGTTGCAGCCGGTAAGCGCTCAGGGCGCGGTCGCAACCGGCGCGGATGCGGTCGAGCGCGTTGATCTCAGGATCGAAGATCGCGCGTGTGGTTTTCCATGCCTTGTAGATCGGATCGGCGCACGACTTTTGGACGGCGACGACCGCATCCCGGATTCGCATTTTCTCGATCAGGTACTCGCCGATCACACCGGCTACGAGATCCGAGTCGACCACTAGGCTCTCGCACTCCTGAGCCTCGGCTTCCGCGAGGGTCCGGGAGGCTTCGACGGCTTTAGGATCGAAGTTCAGGGCGAGGGTTAAGGTGTTCGCGGTCACAGTCTTCCGATCTCGGTCGCGCCTAAAGCGACCGCGTCTAGTCCGTTGTGGATCTTGTTCTTGTACCAAGTGTGCCAGTTGGGGTCCGTCGCGAGGCGCACGCACGACCGACGCACGTATTCTAGAGCGGTCTTCGGGTCGCCACGTCGGGGCGTGTATTCGGCTTCGACGATCGCCAGTTCGGCGGGGC